GGTTCATACTTCTGAGTTTGAACCTAAACAACCACAATTAGATCCTAAACCTTACACAGCAGACCCTCAAGGTTTACCTCATCCGAGACCTGCAAGAGTAGAACCTCCAACTGTAGATTTTTTAAACGATAATCCTTTTACAACTATTGGATCTTCAACTTTAGTTACTGTGGCTCAAACAAACAGCACAATGTTAACAGACGATGCTGTAAGATTTCAAGCTGTTAAAAGTCCTGTCGGAGGAGTTACAACAAACACTCTACAATTAGGAACAACATTAAATGGAGATATTACAACAACAGCTAATACAATAATTTTAAATGACGCTTCTATTTTTCCAACTTCAGGATTTGTGGTGATTGAAAAAGTTCACGCTCAAGATGGTACAATTGATGCTGGAAGAATTGAAGATGAAACTGTTCAGTACACAGGAGTTTCAGGAAACAGTTTAACAGGCTGTGTTAGAGGAACAGCTGCTCCGTTTAGAGGAAAAACTCCACCAAACACAACAGCTAGAACTCATTCAAGTGGGGCTAAAATTTTTGGAAGTTATAAAATAACTATGATTGAAACTTCTATTCCTTACACAGGACAGCCATCAACTTTACCTAGAACCAATAGTTTTACTTTCAATTTAAAATCTAACGCAACATCAACAGAAACGGGAGGCGGTCTTGAAGTTTTGGTAGGACCTGTTAATGTAAGAGCATGACATACGATGAATTAAAAACAAAAATTAGAGATTACACAGAGGTTAGTTCAACAGTATTTACTGACACTATTATAAATGGTTTCATTGAAGATGCTGAATTTAGACTTTTGAGAGAGGTTGATTCTGACAACAATAGATTTTATGCTACAGCTACTTTGACTGTAGATCAAAGATATGTTCAAACTCCTGATGATCTTTTAATAGTCAGATCTGCTCAAATTGTAGACTCAAGTGGTGTAGGAGCAGGTACTGAAAGAGACTTCCTAGACTACAGAGATACCAATTTTATGGCAGAATATAACAAATCTGATGCTACAGGAGTTCCAAAATACTATAGCTACTGGGATGAAGAGCATTTGGTTTTTGCCCCGGTCCCTAATGCTACTTACTCAATTCAATTAAATTATATCTTGAAACCACAAGGATTATCTAGTACAAATGCTACTACATACTTAAGTAAAAAATTTCCCAACGGCTTATTGTATGCTTGCCTAGTAGAGGCATATGGATTTTTGAAAGGTCCACTTGACATGCTCCAACATTATGATAAAAAATACGTTGAAGCAGTTAAAGGATTCTCAATTGAGCAAATGGGAAGACGAAGACGAGATGAATATCAAAGTGGTGTTCCTCGAATTGGAAAACAATAAGGAGTTTTTATGGCAATAACACAAGCAGTATGTAGCAGTTTTAAAAAAGAACTTTTAGATGGAGATCATAGTTTTTCACAATCAGGTGGAGACACTTTTAAACTAGCACTTTACACATCTTCAGCAACTTTAAATGCAAACACAGCAACCTACACAACTTCGCAAGAAGTTGGTGCTTCAGGTACTTACTCAGCAGGCGGTAAAGCATTAGTTAACACTGGAACTTCAGTAGCTTCAGCAGTAGCAATAACTAACTTTGCTAATTTATCTTTTACAGGTGTAACCATTACAGCAAGGGGTGCATTAATCTACAACACAACTATGGGATCTGGTTCTAACACAACAGACGCTGTGGTAGTTTTAGATTTTGGTAGTGATAAAACTGCAACATCAGGAACGTTTACAATTCAGTTCCCAGCATTCACAACAGCAGCAGCGATATTAAGAATATCCGGATAATAGGAGAAACCTCCTATGGCGGATAAAACTTACACAGTCACAGTCGCAACTGGAAATCGTTATCCGTCTGGTTCAGGCACCGGAAGCGTTTATTATTTGAATGGTGTTCGTGACATGGACATCGCGTGGACTCAAGGTGCCACATTAAGATTTAATCAAGACGATGCTACTAACGACAATCACCCTTTACTATTCACAAACGATTCATCAAATCCTAACTCTGGAAGAATAGAAACAGGAGTTGTTTATAATTTAGATGGATCATCAGTTCCTTATTCTGATTACGCTAGTGGAACTTTTAATTCAGCAACAACTCGATATGTAGAAATTACACCTGCAAGCGCACAAGATCTCTTTTACTATTGTTATTATCACGGAATAGGAATGGGAGGAGAATTAGATATTGTTAATGATGGATGGTCATCTTTAAGTTGGAATACTGGTGGTTGGGGTGATCAAGATAATGCTAATTTAGAATTAACAGGATTTCCATTAACCATAACACGAGGAGACGTTACAGCTGACGCAGAAGTAAATGCAGGTTGGGGTCGAAGATATTGGGGTGCCAATATGTGGGGCGAAGCAACCAACACTTCAAGTGATGTAACTGGCATAGGAATGTCAGTTTCTTTAGGTAATGTAACCACTGATCAAGAAATTAATACAGGATGGGGCAGAGATGACTGGGGTGAATTAGGATGGGGAGTTTTTGGAACTATTATACCAACAGGTATTGGAATGTCCGCAAGCCTTGGATCTGTAACTATTGGAACTCAAGTTAATTCTGGATGGGGTAGAGCTGAATGGGGTAACGAACCATGGGGATTAAACGAAACAGTTGTTACCGCTTCAGTTACTGGATTTCCTCTAAGTTTAAGTTTAGGAGATGAAAATGTTACGGCAGAAGTAAATATTGGTTGGGGTAGATCTACATGGGGAGGACAAGTTTGGGGATCTCCAAATGAAGGTGCATTACCGACAGGTATTGGAATGTCTGCTACTCTTGGTTCTGTTTCAATAACAGGAGAAATTAATTCTGGATGGGGAAGAGATAACTGGGGTGAATTAGGATGGGGTATTGCAGCTACATTAATTCCTCAAGGTTTTGGAATGTCTGCTACTCTTGGTTCTGTAACCGCAACTGCTGAAGTAAATACTGGTTGGGGTAGACTAAATTGGGGTGAAGGTTTATGGAATAATGATGGAGACAATGTTGGTGTAGCAACAGGATTTGGATTAACTTCAACTGTTGCTGATGTAGGAATATCTACTGAAATTAACGTAGGTTGGGGAAGATCTACATGGGGCGCTTTAGACTGGGGTGGAATATCTGATTCTATACAAGTAGCACCTTCAGGAATAAACCTGACAGCAGCTCTTGGAACCGCTGTAGCAACACCAAATACAATAGCTTCTCCTTCAGGAATAGCCTTGACAAGCACAGTTGGTAGTGTAAGTTTAACTGGAACGGGGACAGTAAGTTTAACAGGAAATAACTTGACAACGTCCACTGGATCGCTTAATGCTTTAATCTGGGAAACCGTTGATACCGGCACAACCGCTACTTGGAAAGAGGTTGACACCGCAGCTTAAATTTAATAAAAATAACAAATCGGAGTAAATAATTATGGCGAATTCAACATCAAGTTTTTTAAAACTTACAGTTCAAGCAACCGGTGAAAACTCGGGAACGTGGGGACAAATTACAAACACAAACTTATTAATCGTAGAACAAGCAATTGCTGGTTATGAAGCAGTAGCTCTTAATGCTACAACAGGTGCAACATTAACAGTTTCAAATGGTGCGGTTTCCAATGGAAAAAATGCAGTATTACAATTAACTGGAACTATTACAACAAACGTTAACGTAGTTGTTCCTGTAGTAGAAAAAGTTTACATTGTAGATAATGCCACTTCAGGCGCTTACTCAGTAACAGTCAAAACATCTTCAGGATCTGGAGTAGTATGGGCTGCAGCTGATAAAGGCACGAAGATGGTCTATGGTGATGGTACGAACATTGTGGACACAGCTTTCACAGAATTATCTTCAGACTTCTCACCACAACTTTCAGCTGACTTAGACACTAACGGTCAAAACATTATTATTGATAATACAAAATCAATTAATGACGAAAACGGAAATGAGCAAGTTAAATTTGCTACAACGGGTTCAGCTGTAAATGAATTCACAGTCACTAACGCTGCATCAAGCGGACACCCTGCACTTTCAGTAACAGGTGGTGATACAAACATCGACATGACTTTAACTCCAAAAGGAACAGGTAGAGTTACTTTCAATGGCGGTGGAAAAATTCAACAAGTCGCAGAAAAAGTAACTATTGCAGCTACAGGTACAACAGGTGTAACTAACTTTGATGTAATTACACAATCAGTTCTTTACCATACAACAGCAGCGGCAGGTAACTTCACAGTTAATGTTAGAGGCGATGGTTCTACAACTTTAAACAACATTATGGATACAGGTGAGTCAATCACGATAGCTTTCTTGGTAACTAACACTGGAACACCTTATTACCAAAGTGCATTTACAATCGATGGAAGTTCGGTAACACCTGAATACTCAGGCGGTACAGCACCTTCTTCAGGAAATGCTAACTCCATTGACACTTATTCGTACACGATAATTAAAACTGGTTCGGCTGCTTTCACAGTATTAGCAACCCAAACACAGTTCGCGTAATAAAATAGGAGGAGAAAGATCATGCCAATAATTGGAGCAAGAGGCGCAGCCTCATCAGCAGGATTCGGAGGAATTGGAGGAGCAGCACCAAGAGCCCCTTACTCAGCTAGTTACTTAGTAATAGCAGGTGGTGGCCCAGGTTGGTATTCCGGTCAAGCTCAATCGTCTGGCGGTGGTGGAGCAGGCGGATATAGATCTGCTTATCCTTCAGACTCAGTTTCAGGTGGCGGCGGATCAGTCGAAGCACAAAAAACTTTAAACCCAGGCACAACTTACACAATTACTGTTGGTGGCGGAGCGCAAGATAGCACTCTAGTAGGATCTGATATTACAGATGTATCAACAACAAGAGGCGGTAAAGGTGCTGGCCCATATGACCCTTCTACAACCGGTGGATCAGGTGGCGGTGGAAATAACCAAGGTCGATCACCTTCTGCAGGAACTACAAACGAAGGTTATGCAGGCGGATCGCGAGGCGGCGGCGGAGCTGGCGCAGTTGGAGGATCACCAGACGGAGGCGCAGGTGTAGCTTCTACAATTACTGGAGCTTCAGTTCAAAGAGCTGGCGGCGGAGCTACGGCTGGCGGAAGTGGCGGAGTGGGAGGCGGCGGCGATGGCGGCCAAGGAAACCAAACAGGTCAACCAGGAACTGCTAACACAGGTGGCGGATCAGGAGCTGGCGGATTAGTTCCAGGTCAAGATAAGGCCCCAGGAAGTCCAGGTTCAGGTGTAATTATTGTAAGAATGCCTTTAAAAAGTTTTTCAGGGGGAACTACAGGATCTCCAACAGAAGCAACAGACGGTACTGATAAAGTTTTAACATTTACAGCATCGGGAACATTAGACGGTTAATTATGGCACATTACGTAAAAATAGTTGATAACGTAGTTACTGAAAACATAGTAGTTCACAACAGCTGTGAACTAGACGAAAATGGTCAAGAGTCAGAAGCAGTAGGAGTTGCTTGGGCTAAAAACCATCGAAATGATCCTGACGGAACTTGGTTAAAAACTTCTTATAATTCCAATAGAGGTGTTTATTATAAAGACGGAACAAACGTTCCTCATGAAGATCAATCTAAATTATTTAGAAAAACTTTTGCTGAAATAGGATTTGAATACGATCCTGTTAATGATTGGTTTAAACCAAATAAAAATTTAGAATCATTCGTATGGAGTGATGAACATTGGGACTACAGACCACCACAAGCTGTGCCTGATGATGGACAAGAATACGATTGGAATGAAGACCAATACCAATCTACAGGTAATGGTTGGGTCGTAAGACCAGAATAATTATTTAAAAGCAGCGCCAGAAGCCCAACAGACTAAAGAGTTTCTTTCACCTTTTTTGACAGGTGTAACTTCATGCAACATAAAACTAGGAAAAACAACTAATAAACCTTGCTCTCTTTCTATGTTAGTTCCGTTTCCAGATTCATAAATTACAAGATCTCCACCTTTATATTTTTTAGGATCCGTTAATTGTATCGTACAGGACAGCTTTCTTACCATCACACCCGTGCCTCTATCAGTGTGAGCAAAGTAATGCTGTTTTGGTCCGTAAGATGTAAATTGCAAAGATTCAGCTAATCCCCACATATCAAATTTATAATGTTCATGGTTTAACATAACCATAGCATCAACGATTTTTCTATATAACCAAACATAATCTTCAACAGGTTTAATCCAAGATATAGAACTATCTCTTGCACCTTTTATTTCAGCAGTTGCTTCAGGGTTTGTACCCCCTATTTTACCTTTAGCTGTGAATAAACTTTTACCATATTTAACTATGTCATCACATTGTTCAGGTGTTAAAAAATTTCTTACCCACGCATACGGAGGCATTTTATCTAAATAAAACGGCCATGCCGTTGTATTCATTCTTATTATTTCATCATATTTCATTTTGTATTCCTTTATAAGCTAGAGTTATTCTAGGTATCCCTTTCTCTTTTGGTGATAATCCACGATGCCACAATTTAGCATTAAACACAACAAGTTTATTTTGTTCAAAAGTTATTTTATGCACCTTATTATCTTTGTCTTTTATCTCAAACAATCCTGAATCTTTTTTTAAAGTTGGTGTAACCATTAACATATAAGTTCTATCACCATCGTCTTTATGCCATCCTCCATCCATACCATTAAACTGCATATTGATGTATATTCTTTTAAATTGATTTACTTTAAATTTGTTAAGAATTTTATAAGTTACAAAATTAGTAACTCCATCATTATGAACCTCTGTATAAAAAAAAGTACCTTTAGTTATACCAGGTCTAGACGCATGGCCGTATTGATGTTGAGTATTAATTAAATAATGATTTGTTAAATAATCTATAAAGTCTTTATCTAAAAAATTTTTGTATTCTTCTACAATCATTTCATTAATGGTCCTTCCATGAACAAAGCTAGTGTTTTTCTCTCTCCTGTTTCTACAGGCATAACCATATGATTAAGATAAGATCTAAATACAAGAACGTCTCCTGCTTGAGTAAATTCATTTACGATATAAGGACCTGAGTTAAAAATATGAAAGGCACCACCTTTATATGGTTTAGTAGAAATATTAATTAAACAAGTTAACTTCATATCTTTGTATTGTTTAGTAGTTTGATCAATGTGCCATCCATAATTACCTTTAGTCTTTGAAGAATATAAATTGTAATTAATAAAATCTTTATCTCTTAATGGATAAACGGAATAACCAAAATGATTCTCATTTGTGTGTATAATTAAATTTTCTAAATCACCTAGTAGATGTTTTATCGTACCCCAATAAATCAACTTGGTATCTACGTTTTTAATTTTATTATTGTCATGGTCTTTAGCTGCGTGCTGTTCAGGTTCATCACCATCAAAATTTTTACGTGCAAAATTATCTATCTCTTTAATTTCGCTTTTTGTAAAAACGTTTTTAAAATACCAATAATCCGGTCTTGTGTTAGCCATATCTTTATTTCTATCTATTGGACAATTATAATAAATGCTTTATAAAGTCAATGTGAATATAAAGTTTGCGAAAGAATACTTAAATAATACAGTATGGAATCTTAATAACTTAGACTGGCAAGTATCAGGTATTATTAAGAACAGGTCTAACGAAAACTTGAAGTTTGACATTCGTTTTTTAAAAGATTATAAAGACAAAGGAGCAGGAAAGATTATATCGGAAAAATCAAAAGCTGATAAAGTTTTGTTTGAAGATAAGTCTTCTTGGTTATTGATAGACACGAAAGAGTTGATAAAATATATGAAAGCAAAACAGCTGAAACAAGTAACAGTAGAAGAACTAAAATCCAATATAGATTGGACTATAGAATTACCGAAAGCATGAAACTAGATTTATTTCCTGTAACAGTATTTATTGGTAACATTGATTTAAAAAAGATTAAATTAAAATCAGAGATTACCACAGCGTTTTTATCAAACACTCCCACGTCTATAGATAGTAAAAATGAATTAGATCCTGAAAGCGCTAAATACATTTTAAATGTTATTGGCAATCTAATGCACGAACAATATAAACATTTTAAATTAGATCTTTTAAATATATGGAGAAACAAATATCGAGACAATGATTTTCAAGAACCCCATATTCATTGTAATTCAAAATTTTCTTTTATCATTTACGAAAAAGTAGATAAGGTAAACACTGTTTTCTTTAACCCTGCTAAATATTTGATAGATGCCATAAATGCAGATTATGTTTATAGAAACTTTACACCTCAGCTTAAAACAGGACAAATTATTATTTTTCCTTCTTATGTTGAACACATGGTAAATAAAAATTCAGATCAAGTAACTATATCAGGAAACCTAGGTTTTAAATGGACCCAATAAATTATATAAAAATAAAAACTATCAATCTTAAACATTCCCACAGTAATTTGTTTGAACACAGTTACAATCTTTATTTGTTATTACAACACATGAACTGTCCTAAGTATGTGTGCTTTGCCGGCTTGTACCATTCTATTTACGGTAATCAATATTTTGGAACAGGTCTTGCTGTTAAAAGAAGTTTTATTAAAAAAATAATAGGCACGAAAGCAGAGGCATTAGTCTATAAATTTAATAACACCAAGAACAGAGATGAATATTTTTTAAAACACGCTAACAAGTATAAAGAACTGTTTTTAATTTGTTACGTTAATTTATTAGATCAATCAGAAGACAGTGATGATTTATTAAATAGATACGTAGAAAAATATAAGAAGATAAATAAAAATTTTAAAATAAGTAAACATGTTGATGTCATAGATAATCTTTTAGACCAAACTGATTATTTTAATTTATCTAATGCTGTATTAGACAAAGGTTTTCCTTGGTACTTTTCTGCTAGTAAAGTAGAAGATAGTTATCCTCAGTTTGTACACACTTTTGTTTACAACAGCGCAATTACTTCTGACTATATAAAATATCTTGACCCAATATTTAAAAAGCTAAACGTTAAAAGATTATTCAGAGTTAAATTAAATTACACTTCCAAAACATCTAAGATTATTAATTATGCTTTTCATCAGGATGTTAATATAGCTTGTAAAACAGCAGTGTATTATATTAATACAAACAATGGGTACACTAGAATAAAAGACGGTGAGGATATTGCCAGTAAGGCAAATAGAATAGCTATCTTTAATAGTTCTCTTGAACATGCGGGATCTTCTTGTACCGATCAAAATTACAGAATAATATTAAACATTAATTATTTATAAAATGAATAAAAACTTAAATCGTTACATATTAAAAACTAAACTGCTTACTAAAAAAGAATGTAAAACAGCGATAGAAGAATTAAAAGATGTTAAATGGCATGAGCATTATTGGAACAGTCCCAAAGCCGGTATCACTAGCGACAACGGTAGTCAAGAACCCGAAACAACATCCGAACTTATACCTTCACATGAATCTATTATGAAAAAGCTACATCCAAAAATATTACAGTATATGAAATATATTGATATCCCTTGGTATGATGCTTGGAACGGATACACTAAATTAAAGTTTAATAAATATACAACTAACACTAAGATGAAAATACATTGTGATCACATACACGGCTTTCATAATAATGGACCCACAGGTGTTCCTATTTTAAGTTGCTTAAGTTTATTAAATGATAATTTCGAAGGAGGAGAAATTATGATGTTTGAGAATGAAAAGATAACATTAAAACCAGGTGAGTTACTTATCCATCCATCAAATTTTTTATTTCCCCATGAAATAAAACCTGTTACAAAAGGTCTTAGATATTCATTCGTAAGTTGGGTATTTTAATATGGGAATAAAGATATACAAAAATGTTTTACCAGAAGATTTAATTGAAGAGGTATTTACTTATCTAGATAATAACGCCTCTAAAAATATTTGGCGTTCAACTATATACTGGAAAGATAATTTAAAAGGTAAAAATCCAACAGCTTTACAAGTTACAGATCTTCCTATTTTTATGTCTGAAAGAGTTATTAATTGTTTTGAGAAATTAAATAAATCATACAAAAAATATACACACCACTGTATGTTTTACATATGGCCACCTCTAAGTCATATCGCTTGGCATAATGATGCTAAATGGAAAATGGGTTCAAGTATATATTTAAATAAAGATTGGGATAGAAATGATGGAGGTTTGTTTTTATATAGAGAAAAAGGACAAAATAAATTTTATGTTCCTGAGTATAATACTTGCGTTGTTAACAGCGAACATACTGATCATGCAGTATCAGCTTTAGCTTCGCATGGTCCACATAGATTAAGTCTTCAAATATTTTCAGAATGAGTAATTAAAAGAGATAGAGATTCTATCTTCTTTGGAATTATTAACCTCTACAGAGTGTCTTAACCAAGAGGGAAATAAAACTAAAAAGCCGTCTTTAGGACTAACGTGCCATGCAGAAGAATTATATCTATCATAAGAATTAACATGTGTTCTTGGTAAATAGCTGCTCATCAAATCACCTATTGGATTTTCAAATATTAAATCTCCTGAGTTTTTAGGTGTTGATATATAATAAACTCCTGAGATAATAGCTTGAGGATGCATATGAGATTTATTACTACAACCCGGTTTGTTTACATTAACCCATAAGTTTGACATTTTAATATCTTTTTTAATTCTTAAAGAAGAAGAAAAAACTCGCAGGGGTGTTTCTAAACTTTTGGTAAACTCATTTATAATCTTATCAGGTTTATCTAGTAGATTAGGGCTTTGATATCCGCCCGCATTAGATTTAATTACTGAAACTTTTTTCTTAAATAAACTCAAAGAGAACTTCTTAAGTCGTTTGAGATCATTAGGAACTTTAGTGTTTAAAGTTGGAACGGTAAATAATTCTGCTATCTGTATCACTTACTGCCTCTATTCAATTCTGCCATTGGAAAAAATGGTGCATCCATCTTAGTAAAAAAGATAGCTTGTGTCAATCGCTCCTGATTTTCTTTTAAGTCATGTAAAGCTTGATGTGGAAAACAACCATCAAAACAAAATGCTGTATTAAAATCACCATTAGATGTTGCCAACAAAGATCTGTTAAGTTTATTGTCATAAACATTAGTGCCGCTGTTTTTTAAATTTTTAGATAAATAAATAATAATAGTAAGCAAAGTATCTTCGTCACAATGTATGTTACCGCTTTTTTCTTTAACATTTTTTATTTTAGAGAATACATTTTCAGCTATATATGTACATTTATGCACTGCTCCAAATATGGTTCTAAGTATTTTATCATTTGATAAATGAAACAAAGGATAGTCAAAGTTGTGAAGTGATTCAGTTCTTACACCAATACCATCAGTAGCCTCTTGAGTATAGTCAAAGGTATTAGCTCTTTTTATAATCTCATCAGGATCATCATAAAAATTAGGTATAGTATAAATAGGAAAGTACATTAGTAATAATTTAAATTGATAACCATTCTTCTATCTGAATTAGTCTGAGATACAGCTCTGTGTTTAATGGCTGAATCAAACATAACAATATGATTTGATTTTGACTTAATTACTTTTCTTCTTTTTCCTGTTTGAAACTCTGTATATCCATTATTAGAATTTACATAAAATATAGCAGTCTTATGTTGCAACTTAGGATCGTTGTATTGATCGACATGCCAAGACGATTTAATTTCTTTACCTTTATTAATCACAAGATTAGCCCTAATATTTATTATCGCTATAGGTTTTAAATATTCTACTATAGGAGCTACTAAATTAAAGTAATCCGACTGTATATTATGACTCCAATAAAAAGGATGATAAAAATAAGAACTGTCTTTCACACTAGCTTGATGTGGGTGATAGAACCACGGAAACTTTTCAGACATCATTGTGTCATGTAATGTTTGAAGATCTCCTAATTTTAATACTGCTTCTTTTACAATCATAAAAACCTACTCCATGAAACAACCATTCTTTTACTGAAAGAGTGCGCAGCGTGAGGTGTTCCTTTAGGTATATAAATAGCACCACCCTCTGATACTTCGTATACTCTCTGTACACTAGGAAAAGAATAATATGTAGATCCACATAAACCTATAATACAAACATCCTCATTATCTGAGTGAGGATTACCCATGCTACTTTTAAACGATGTAAAAATGTCAGGTCTAAAATTTTTATCATCTAAATTTTTACCAAACACATTAGCAAGCTGTTCGTGTAAAGAACTAATTTTAGGATGCCTTCTTACATCGAAAGTTTCAAAGACGTGAGAAAACACATCGGCATGATTTACACCAACATCAGGATTATGTTTTATCTCTGATCTAAAGTGAGACAAATCTAAAAGCTGAAATAAATCGTCAAAATAGAAGGGCGATTTATAGTCGACAATATTTTGAAAATGGACTATATCTCTTGGTAGAGGCGTCTTATTGAAGAATTTAATAAACTCTGATTTTAGGGTATTCTTTTCTTTCATATTTGATGTGTACTATACTAATTATTAATATATAATCAAGTTATGGCTTTAAAAAAGGTAAAATTTCAACCAGGTTTTGATAAACAAGGGACTCCTGCCGCATCTCCAGGTAAATGGGTAGATGGAGATTTTGTTAGATTCAGATATGGAATTCCTGAAAAAACTGGGGGTTGGCAACAGTTAACCAATGATCAAAATACTTTACCTGGTGTTGCAAGAGCTCAACACACATGGACATCTTTAGCTGGAGAGAAGTATGCAGCTATAGGGACGTCACAAGGTTTATTTTTATATTACGGCGGTGCCTTTTATGACATTTCACCTTTAGATTCAGCTTTAGCTGGAACAGGAACTTTTACAACTTCCGCTGCAGCTGGTGCCACAGTAACTATCAATAAAACTGGACACGGCTTAGAAGCTGGAAGATACATTACTCTATCTTCTGTTTCTATGGGAGCTAACACAACGTTAACAGCTGATGATTTTACTACTTACGCTTTTGAAGTTTTAACTACAGCAACCAATTCTTTTACTATCAGCTTAACTAATCCTGCAGCCGGTGTTACAACAACAGAGAACAATGGAACAGGAATGTCTGCGGGTGGATCTTGCACCATTAATCCTTACATGGTTATTGGACCCACAACACAAACTCTTGGTTATGGTTGGGGTACATATCTTTGGGGAAATTCTACATGGGGCACAGAACGAGCAACTTCTGATGTTATTCTAGAACCAGGTAACTGGTCGTTAGATAATTTTGGAGAAACTTTAGTAGCTACAATAGCTAACGGTAAATCTTTTACTTGGGATGCTGGAGCTACAAACGCTAGAACAATAAGAGCTGCTCTTATGACGGGAGCTCCTACAGCTTCACGATTAACCATTGTATCTGAAAAAGACAGACATCTTTTTCATCTAGGAACAGAGACTACAATTGGAAATGCTGCTACGCAAGATCCAATGTTTATTAGGTTCTCTGATCAAGAGTCAACATCTGTATATCAACCAACAGCTATCAACACAGCAGGGACATTTCAATTAGATAAAGGAAACAAAATTGTAGCTGCTGTTCAAGGTAAAGATTATATTTTAATTTTAACAGATCAAGCAGCTTATGTTGCGCAATTTGTTGGACCACCATTTACATTTAGTATTAGACAAGTAGGAACCAATTGTGGTTGTCTCGGACAACACGCTGTGGCTTTTGCACAAGGAGCTGTATTTTGGATGGGAACCTCGGGTGGCTTTTTTCAATTTGATGGTACCGTAAAACAATTACCTTGTTTGGTAGAAGACTTTGTATTTACTACAGGTGATGGAAACTTAGGTTTAAATTTCAATGCTAGTGAAATTGTTTATGCAGGTCACAATAGTTTATATACCGAAGTAAATTGGTTTTATCCAAAATCAGGATCTAATCAAATAGACAGAATTGTTACTTATAATTATGGTGAAGCTAGTTGGTACACAGGATCTTTAGATCGAACAACATATCAAGATGCTGATCTTTTCACAGCACCTTACGCAACCGATTACATACCAAAAGATCAAAGCGGAACTAACGATCCGTCTGATACTCCTTTGTTTCCTATATCAGGAATTACCAACACTTATGGATCTACAGTCTATTACGTGCAAGACATAGGCACCGATCAAATCAACAGCACTGGTACAAGCGCTATTGCTGCGTTCATTAGATCGTCTGACTTTGATATTGATGATGGTGAGTTTATAATGTCGATGAGAAGATTTATTCCTGACTATAAACAAATTGTAGGTAACTCAAAAATTTCATTATTCATTAGCGACTTTCCATCTGAGACACAAACCGTATCACCCCTAGGGCCATTTACTGTTACAAGCTCAACTACTAAAATAGATACTAGAGCTAGAGGTAGATTGTTAAGTGTGAAAATAGAAAACGAATCAGTGGGAGAGACTTGGAGATATGGATCTTTAAGACTTGATGCACAACCTGATGGTAGAAGATAGTGACTAAAATTACATCCTATATACCAGAACCGGCAGCAGAATATAATCCACAAAATCAAAGACAAATTCTAGAGTCCTTGACAACAATGAAGCAACAGCTTAATACTACATTCTTGAATGAACAAAAGGAAGAACTAGAAAGGTTTAATTTTTTCAATGGCTAATATTTATTTAAATGCAAAAGCAGATTTAACAACTACAGATCTAACTACATTATATACCTGTCCTGCTAATTCTAGAGCTATCATAAAATCTTTGTTAATAACTGAAGATGCTAATTCAGGAACAGAAATTAATATTACATTGGTTGATTCTTCTGCAGCCATATTTAATATTGTTAAAGATAAAACTATATCGGCTAAAGCTACAGAACAAATTCTTACAGAACCATTAATTATGATGGAGAATGAAATTTTAAAAGTTCAAGCAACTCAAGCAAATGAGTTATTTGCAATAGCGTCAATTTTAGAAATGAATAGGGATGACAACTAGAATAAAATGCGAAACTGTTTATACGTGGCGTAATACGAAAACAGGAGAAGTTTTTAAAGAAGAGAAAGAAGGACCCGATATTGTAAAGGATTGTACAGTAAAGGTAGATCCAAAAGGATTAGAAATTATACAGAGAGTAATGAATCAAAAAAATGATAAACCAAAGTCCTAAAGGCGGAACTGAACTACAATTAGAATACCTATCTAAATACGTTGATAAAAACTTATTAGACAAAGTACAGATTACAACATCTGTGCCTGAAAAGATTCCATTACATCCAACTAAACCGAATGTATTATGGCAAAAGAATTCTTGGGATCAGCCCAATATCTACCCCTGGTTTAATGATCCCAAGAATACCAACAAATATGATATGTACGTATTTAATTCTCATTGGAACCTGGAACAATTTCGTAAAGTATTTAAGATGCCTTTGCATAAATGCACTGTAATTAAAAATGGTATTGATGAAATACCTATGAGAAAACCCTATCAAAAAGGTGAACCCATAAAACTTATTCATCATTGCACACCTTGGAGAGGACTGTCTGTATTGCTCGGTGCTATGCAACTTATAAAGAGTGATGTAACTCTAGATGTTTATTCTAGCTGTGAAGTATATGGAAAAGAATTTGCTGAAAAGAACGATCCTCAATATCAAGGATTATATGATCAAGCTAAATTATTAAAGAATGTAAATTATATAGGATACAAACCTAATAGTTATATCAAAGAACATTTAAAAGATTATCATATATTTGTTTATCCAAGTATATGGGAAGAAACTTCTTGTATCTCGGCGATTGAATCTATGGCTGCCGGTCTTTACTGTGTGCTCACGGACCTTGGAGCTCTCTATGAAACTTGCGCTGAATATGCTTTGTACATTCCTTTTGATAATAACTACAAAGCTTTATCTCAAAAATTTGCTTACGCTATTGATGCGGTCGTACCAACATTATCTGACCCTTCTTTACACGAACATTTAATGTTACAATCAGAATACGCAAGAAAGTATTACGGTTGGTCTAAGCAAGCTATCAACTGGAAACTAACATTGGAAGGATTACTAAATGCAAAATAACGAACCGATATGGTTTGGTGAAGGTGTAGAAACTATAGACCTAACGAAAAAACCCACGATGGTAAACCCCAAATATAAAATTATGGTATGTACTCCTATGCACAGTGGAGCAAGTATTCATTATGTACAAGCTATGCTTAAATTTCAACAAGCGTGTATTATGAATAATATTGTAGTTAGTTTCACTTTACTTAAATCATCCCTTGTTCAACAAGGAAGAAATTTATGTGTGGCTGATTTTATAAGTCATACAGATAACTACACTCATCTTTTATTTATAGATTCAGATATTGATTTTCAACACAAGACTATCTTTACAATGTTAGAAAAAGACAAAGATATTATAGCTTGTCCCTATCCTATGAAATTTTTAGATTGGGATAAGATGTTTAAAAAGCTTCAAAGACATGGAGCTAAAGATGCTGATTATATGTCGAAGTTAGGTTTTACTTTTCCAATTAAAATGAAAGACCCTAAGAAGTTTAATGTGGAAGAAGGATTGGTAGAAGTTACACACGCTCCTACAGGATGTATGTTAATTAAAAGAAGTGTTATTGAAAAGATGATAGAGGCTCATCCAGAACTAGAGATCTATCAACCTACGTTTATCAACGGTAAAGAAACCAAAAAACCTAATATGTATAATTTATTTGAGTGTTTACATGACCCTAAAACTAAAAGATATTTTGGAGAAGACTTTGGTTTCTGTCAAAGATGGTTGGAAATGGGCGGTAAAACTTATCTTTATGTGTTAGACTACATCACCCATGTGGGAGATCATCAGTATTGTGGTCGTTTTTGGGATGAACTAACAGGCCTCAAAACAGTTGACCCTGTTAAAAAAATCAAATAAAGTCTTATATTACAGGATTCTGCGCCTGCCTAACAATTAATTTAACGGAAATTATGGCTATATCAAGATCACAAATGCAAAGACAATTACAGAATCGGGGAGGTATTACTAACCTTTCACCGAGACAGA